GCACGAAGCAACATGCGAAACCTTGTTTACAATCCATTCTAACCAAGAGTTACCAGTTAAATATCAAGCTTTTGTTTATCGTGACCCAGTTATAATCTTGTGGAATACTAATAGCAGAGTAAGCATAGAAAAGAAAAAGGGTGTTTGGAAGGGTAGTTGTGATTCAAGTTTTCATACTTTAGATATAGGTTGTGTGGTTGCTATGTGGCAAGATGATGGGCAACCGCTTTGATGAGGATAAAATGAGCACAACCATTAAAGACATTATCCGTTCAAGCGAATTAGCTAAACAAGCTAAAGTTGATGCCGATGCATGCGAAGCATTGATAAATAGTTTTACACGCGTAGCGATCTGCAACGAACATGCCCAATTTTTCAACGGCGGTATCAGGTATCTGTATGAAGTCTCGCATCGTCTTGCCCAGTATTACAGTGTAGACTTAATAGTACAAGCAATATCAGCAGAAAATGAGAAACGTTTTACTGATGGTGGTGTACAAGTCTTAGATATGGAAGAAACAACGACAAATAAACTTCGATATTGGCTGTTTTATCCGTACTATTTGCTGAAGCATTCGCTGATACTGCGAAAGGCACAGCGTGAGTACAAGTACAATGCTTGGATATCCAGTTCACCTACAACCCATATTATGTGTATGTTAGCAGGAATAAAACCAATAGTTGTAATCTTTGAACTAAATCCTTGGCTACATAATCGTGAGTTCATCAAAGGTTTGAGTAAAGTTAAACAGCTTATCGTCAAAGGTGGCAAGATACTGGCTAAATGGTTAGAGCAATTAGCTTATAACAATGCTTCTAAGATCATAGTCTACTCAAAGTATATTCAAAGTGAAATAAAACGTGTTTACAATGTAGATTCTGAAGTAGTTTATACAGGGGTAGATTCAGAATTTTTTAAACCTACGCATAATGCTGAACTGGAGGCAAAGTACAAAGATAAGCAAGTAATCTTGCATGTAGCATCGTACTTATCTCCAATGAAGGGTACTGATCTTGCCATTGAAGCAATGGGCATAGTAAATCATGAATTTCCTGATGCACTTTTGCTGATTATTAATTCGCATAATGATATAGATAGGCAATATGAATTATTTGATAAAGCAAATGAATGTGGTGCGTATATCAGGTTTGTTACTAGTGTTGAAGATAAGGACTTGCCTACATATTACTCGTTGGCAAAATGCTTATTGAGTCCTAGCCTTGATGAGAATGTTCACTTGCCAGTGTTAGAGGCTGCATGTTGCAAATGTCCCAGTGTATGCTTACAAGGGAGTATGTTAAGTGAAGATATAATTAATAATGCAGAAGGGGATAATTCTACTGGGTATATCGCTAAAATTATAGGCGATTTACCAACAGGAATTAGATATCTTATCGAGTATGAAAATGCACTAAGAATAGTTGGGGAGTCAGCACGTAAATTTGTGATAGAGAAGTTTAATTGGAATAAGTGTGTAGATAATTACAAGAGAATAATAAGTGAGGTAATTAAATAAGAAATTGGCAATAATGAGATATCCCCAAAAATGTTTAAAGTGTGGTAATGAATGGAGTTCTACAGTAGAAGTTCCTAACTGGTGTCCAAAATGTAAAAGTGTAAACTTTGATACTCCACATGGTAGTGGATTTAATCATATTGTAAGGAATGTGAAGGAGAAATAAATAGTGGCTAGTTTTAATCAGATAGTGATAGCTGGAAATGTTGGGAATGACCCTGAGATGAGGTTCACGCCCAGTGGTACGTGCTTAACTAATCTTAATGTGGCAGTAAATGATCCGAGATTGGTTAACGATGAGTGGAAAGATAATACTGAATGGTTTAGGGTTATTTGCTTTAATAAGTTAGCGGAAAGGGTTAATGAGAAAATATCTAAGGGGATGTCTGTACTGGTTGTAGGTAAACTCAAACTTAATCGCTGGCAAGATAAGAATAATGGAGAAATGAAAGCATCACTTGAAATCTTAGCAAGTAGGGTTGTCAGTTTTTCTAAATCTGAAAAGATGGTTACAGCAGGTAGTGCTGTTTCTGATGAAGATATCCCTGAAGGTGATGTAGAACCAAGCGATTTGCCCTTTTGATAGGAGTAATTATGGTAAGAAGTATTATTAAATGGGCATCTCGTATTTTGGCACTAATTTGTTGCGGGTTGATTGGTTGGTATACTTCACAGATCAATACTATAGAAGCGTGGATTATATTTTGGTCTTTTATCGGGTATCTTACATTTTCGGGAATTAGAGATATTATAATAATCCAACAAAAGGAACATGGTGATGACTAAACATGATTTTGATGCAGTTGATTCTCAAGGGCATATCATGGAATGTATTAAATGCGGAAGACATATATGCTTTGATGGAGATGAGGATTGCAAAAAGGATTGGGATATTGCTCAAAATGAGGAATGTAAGGAGGTAAAATATGCCTAAACTAAAACCTAACGATGAAGTCCTTATTTATCCTTATGGTGGGATGCATTATCATATTAAAGGATGTTGGATGGCAAGAACAGACATGAAACATAAAGAGGATAATTATGTTGCAGTAAAAGTTAATATTATGGAGAAGTTAATGACTCAATATGGGCATAATTATATTCCTGATCTCTGTGTTGAATATTATGAAAAAGGCTTACCTTTACCATCTAATCCAATGCAGGGAGCAAAGAGAATTTATCCTACAAGATTAAAGGAGAAATAAATGGTCAAAGTCTATTTATTTACAATAATAATGGCAGTTTTATTTGTAGGAATAGGTTGCAATACCGATGGTTGGAATACAGATCAAAATGGGGTAATGTATAAAAATATACCATTAGCCAGTAGCATAAGCAACAATTTCAAGTATTGTATAGAAGTGCAAGATATGGATAGAATTTATGCAGATAATTATACAGTGCTAGATGGATTTATCGTATTGACTGAATATGAGCAAGTCCATGTATATTTTGATGGCTTAGGGATTAAACGGTTTCCCAAAGGGAGTGTTATTCTTAGAATACCTACGGAAAAGACAACTATAACTGAGAGGTTGAAATAAATGTCAGTTTGTCGAATTTGTAAATCATCTAACTTAATATCAGTACTGAATCTTGGAGAGCAATACTTATCTGAATTTCGTGACGATGACAAAAAACCGCCAAAGTTTCCGCTAGAGCTTGTTATCTGTAGCGATTGTAAACAAGTACAATTAAGGGATACTGTTCCGCAATCATTGTTGTATACTGATGGATATGGCTATCGCTCAGGAATCAATAAGACAATGCGTGACCACTTACAAAAACTGGTTGCGGATGCATTAATTCACATACATTTTATGGCTGGCGATGATATACGTGTTGCCGATCTAGGTGCGAATGATGGCACGTTGCTAAAGTGTTACCCTACTTATTTAGAACGTTGGGGGTTTGATTTAGTTCCTAAATTTGCAAGGGACTATGATGGTACGGGAATAAACTTTACAATCACACCGTTTAGTTCTAAGTTTGGTAAGTTTAAAAGTCTTGATTCTCCTTTGACTTCTTTAGAAATAACATGACCTTGGTTAATCAGCTCCCAACGAGATTCATTCATGAACTGATCGTACCCAAGATTTTTCATATTAGCCTTAACAGCGGCTCGGTAAAGACCAATAAGTTCCATTGATGTAGGATTTAAAGCCCTAAGTCCAATATCCTTAGTGTCAAGATCTGTGTTCTTATAAATAGTACTTGCCATTATATAACCAATGTTGTAGAAAAGTTTTCTAGTTCCATCATCATAATATGGTTCTTCAAATTGACCATTCATAAGTCTAATGTTGTTTTCAATAACTTTTCTCAGGCTGTAAGAAACCTGTGGAGTTATTTGAACTGTTCCTTCTTGATATTGATCAATGTATGTTCTAAAGTCCATAATTTAAAATTTGTTTTTTTTATACGTATAAGTTGATGCGGTTACATTTGTAAAGTCCGGGGTAACAGCCCAGTAGCGAAGCATATCTGCTGCATGTGAAGTAAAGTCATGTAAGGGTTTGGATTTATACATTCCACGTTTGTCATCCCATTCCTTTTGGTATTGTGAAATACAATCCATGAAGTATTGACATTTATCTGAATTGATCCAAAGCTGGTTCATTCTTAATCTGGTAGCTTGGATTCCATCGTCTACTCCTAGTTTTGGAGCTATATGAAAGTAAATTCCTAGACTTTTAGCGGTTTCTAACCGACTTTGACCTGTAGTAAACTCCCGAACAGTAATATCATGCGGAGCAAAGTGTCTTCCGTAGACGTAACCTTTCTTTTGAAGTTCATTTACGTAATAAGGAAGTCCTTCCCCTTCTGATTCTAAGTAATCAATAAGAACCCATTTATTGTTGTGTTGTTGAAAAAACCCAATCGCAACTGCATCTCCGACACCAATATCCCACCAAGTATGCACCGGAAGTCTTTTTTCCAATCTCATTGGAATAAATCTTTCCTCTTCTCGCATCCAATAAAGTTCGTCAGCATAGTAAGCACCTTTAATCGAAACATTCCAGTTGCAGTACCATTCCTGCTCAAACTCATCTTGAGTCATTAGTCCGTCAGCTACGAGTTTACGATCATCCTCAAGTGCCATTCTTAGGTTATCAATAATCTGTCCGGTTTCATTTTCCAAAGAATCATCAATAGTTTTAAGAATAGCCATCCAGTCATCAGATTCTTTTCCTTTAAGATAAAGGTTTACAAAATCGTTTTTACCTTTAGGAGTTCCGATCCAAATAGCATAACCATGATGGTCAGCTAAACATTTTGAAATAACTTCTGTAAATATATTTGAAGGTTGCTGTGAGTACTCATCAAAAACTACTCCCCATAAACCGATACCTCGAAGTCCGTCTACATTTTCCGACCCATACAAAGTGATACGAGAACCATTAGGAAACTCAGCGTAAAGATCGGCAATATTAAATTTGACTCTAGGAATGGTAGAAGCATATTTTTTTAAAATATCCCAAGCTACGTTTTTAGCCTGTTTGTAGGTTGGAGCAATATAAGCAAATTTAGAGTCCGGAGTTCTCATGGCATCTCTAATCAAGTGATTAATAGAAGCAACAGTTTTACCACAACGTCTATGAGCTATGATGATGTTCCACCTTTTTGTAGATTGATGAAGTTCCTTAGCCCAGTTTCTTTGCTTATAAGGAATTACGATCTTCATCTTTCTTTTATTTGTTTTAAAATTAGCTTTTTGTTTTCTTTGTAATCTTTCTTGGCTTTTATCTTATTGTCTTTAGAAAGTTTTCCATAAATTAGTTCTTTTTCAGCAGCTACTGTATTGATAGACATTTCAGCTACTCGATACTTTAACTTGTCTAGAAAGGAAGCACGATCTGGAATTACAGCCACTAAAAAAGTAACTGCTAATTCTTCTGGCATTTTTCCATTAAAGTTACGATAAAAACGATCCATGGCCTTTTGGACTTTTTCTATTCCGTCTTTTATTTGTTCTGGTGTTTTTTGTTTCATAAATTTTGCCCTCACGCTTAGATTCGAACTAAGAACCTTCACCTTAACAGGGTGCCGCTCTACCATTGAGCTACACGAGGTTACTCACAATGGGGTGACTAGAGAGACTCGAACCCTCTTACTACGTTTCACAAACGTATGTTCTACCCTTGAACTATAGTCACACTACTGTGAATAATGTCAGGGTAGAAGAAGTCGAATCTTCCTTACCGGTATCCAAGACCGGTGTAATAGCCGATATACCATACCCTGTTGGTTTTAGGGGATAGACTCGAACTATCATTCTTTGCTTCAAAGGCAAGTGTCCTACCAATTAGACGACCCTAAAATATTCCCATTACTGGGATGATTGGGGTTATTCTGTTGGTAGTTAATTTTCATTTCTTTTTTCTTTTTTTCTTACAAGCCATATTATTCCCATGAAACTGTAATTTTCTCATTAGAGGTAGCTTTACCAGTAATGAGAAGAATTGCGTTGTTTATTTTGTTAAATCCTTCAACCATATCTCGCCATGAAGCTTTGTCTCTTCGTGCAGGATCTTTCATATCGATAAGCATTTGTTGTCTTTCTTTTTCCAACTCGAGAACAAGATCAAACATCTCTTCTTGAAAAGCTGGATTTTGTGTAACCGGGGTAGAACTTTTACAGTAAGATTTTGAATAACCGATTTCAGCCATTGCTTTTCCAACATTAGCTCTTTCGCCATTCATGATTTGAGTTACTACTTTACGAGCTACTCTGCGAGGATTGATCGTCTGAGCTTTCCCTTTACCGACAAATTTACCATCTATGATGGTTTTACAGGTTTTTGGTCTTCCTCTTGTTTCTTTTTTCTTTTTTAACAGTGTTTTTACTATTGACATTTTTATTAATATAGTCCTTATAAGCTTCTTTAGCGTAATTTAACTCTCCTTTTAAAAGAAGATCGAATAAATTTTCTAAAATACTTGTTTCACGTTCGTTTAAAAATTTGATTTGTTCTTTTGTAGTCGCTTTTCCGTCTAAAAATTCATGGAAAGCTGTCCTAAGTGGTAAAGTGATCGTATGACAGAGTTCATGGAGGATTGTTTTTCTTTGTTCCACTTCACTTTGTTTAAAAAAACAGGGATAAATTCTTAAAGTAAGCCTTTGGTAATTTTCTTCGTAAGAAATATCAGCTAAGTTTCCGTTATCATTTGCTTCAAAGACTATTTCTTTTTCAAAGTGATGAAGATTGAACATCCAATCTAGTTTATTTAAGAGTTGCTGTATTTTATTCTCTCTCTGATTTGCCATTTTTGCGTTTTAAGGCCTCTTAAATTTTTTATTAGTACCTAGACACCTTTTCGTTTTAAAAATCCAACACAGCTCAATTTTGATGCCAATCTTGTCGCTGCTCAGAGTTGTTTCAATCTTTCGATAACTCAAATGCTTGAGAAATTAAAGTATCTTTGTAAGAAGGTAGATAATCTTTCGGATCTACGCATTTACGGAACCACTCTGATACAGTTCTTTTTTCAAAGTTTCCTCCGATACAAGCGGTGTTAAAGGAAATTAGTGAGCTAACCAAGGGATTATTCTCTTTAATTCGGTTAAATCTTGCTTGTAGTGATTTCATATAGTGATATTGTATCACTATTTTGGAATCTTGTCAAGGTTATTTTTATTTTTTGTTTTATTTAAAGCTCAATTCGGTGTTTTTTGTGTAAGTCGTATTTTGAGTTTGGAAAAAATTTTTAGATCTTAAAGCCTTAATTTAAACCTTAGTTTGGTGGTCTGTTTTTGTTTTGGATATGAGGGTAAATAAAAAAATTTTCAACGGGTGACCCTCCCCACCCCTACCATATCTATTGACAAATATGCATATATATGGCTATATACTATATAAAATATGTATATAAAGCATATAGTATATATACATAGTGCGAATAATGGCTTATATAAAGGTATGTGTAGTGTCGCACAATATATCTTGGACGACACATGGACAAATATAACTTTTTATGTTTTAATTTATTTTAATTTGTTTTTATATTTTGAGCGTGTCTATTCGTGTATTAGATATATAAAATGAAATTAAATCTAATTAGTTTATCATGCCAATATTGAAATATATCTATTCTATCTATCTATTCTCTATCCTATGCTTATAGCTAATGGTTTCTTATCTCCTACCAATTTAGTATGATTTATTATAATTAGCTTTTAAGTCCTTTTTTAGTTCTCTCTATATATAAATATCTTTATGCCGTTTTTTAGGCTTTTTTATCCTTTAGCCCGTTTTTATAAGATTTAGCTATTTTATGACCTCTAAAATTGACCTGAGAGGCGTTTAAATTTTCTTATAGTGGTATATGTATCTTATGTTTAGTTATCAACAGTTATCTTTTTTAGTTGCTATTGACAATGTTTTGCTGTGTGATATAATAACTATGTAATCAATTAAATTCAACATATGAAAAAAATATTAATACTTGCAGTTATGTTTATAGTCTTTTTCTCTTTAGTGGGGATTGACTCTATAAACTACTGCACGAAAAATGGGGCAAACTATTATCACCAATGTAATTAATAAATTAAAACTATGAAAACAACAATTATTGTTACTGTGGACACGTCAACCAATGAAAACTTGAAAAAGGGAGAAAAGTTATATGATAAACTGAAAGCAAAATATAAAAATGTAACTGTAACAATGGTAGGAATAAATAAAGTTCAGTTATATGCCAAAGAATTAATTAAAAAATAAAAACTAGAAAAGGAGGTGCTAAAATGAAAATAAATAAATATGGCTTTGTACTTTATGGAACTTGTAAGGAAATAAGGGCAAGGCTAAAAGCTCAACGTGCTATCCTACTAATAACTAAAAATTTAACTTTGCATGAGATATGCAACAAATAAAATGAGTGAGTATCAACTTTGGATCTTAGAGAGTTTATTAAATGGCGATAAGGATTAGAATATGAGTATATATAAAAAAAATTACACTCCCGATATTGAACTATTAATAGAAAAAGAGATAGAAACACAAAGAGAGGAAGATAGGCATGATGAAAGATTTTTTAACGATAGAACTAGAGAATTAAAAAATGGATATAGTAAATATAGAGAATGGGCAATTGATAGTTTAATGGGTAATGGACTAATAAAATAACAGGGCAATAAGCCTACATAAAAATATGCAAGAATTTAAAACGTGGGGAGACTTTGCGAAAAGTTATGATTTAGTACTATTCAATCAAGCTCCTAATTTAGTGTCAAGGGATAATGAGTCATATGATGAGGGGGTCATTAACGAATGGCTAGAAGCTCATGATTGTGAATATGAGCAAGCAAGGCGAGATATTGAAGAATTAGAGGGAAGCGATAAGGAGGAAGACAAAACGATTAGAGAGGGGTTAGTTAATCAATATGGCGAATATCCAGAGTGTAACTGTGAGCCAGCCCAGTGGTACGCTATAGCTATAGGAGATAGCGACATGGAGTTTTTAAATAGTACTTATGGCATGGATATTTTCTATAGTGAAATTCTAGACCTTTATATTTTGCCAGTATATCATTTTGGGACTGACTGGGATTATGTGAACCTTTCAAAAGTAGAATAGTCACCTTCTAGCCTTGCTATATTATGGCGAGGTTATAAAGTTAATTATTAAGTTAAAAAATATGGACACAGAAAAAGCAATAGAAATATACAACACTTTGCCAGAAATTATTAAAGAAAAGTTAAATAAAAACGATTCGCTAATATTGCAAGAGTTATTTATTGAGCTATTTAACGCTGGCGTTAAGATGGGAAAAATATTATATAAAAAATAGCCCTCTTTTATTGCTTATAAAGTTTATAGGCAATATAAAGCGGATTATAATAATCTCGCCTCTCTGGGAACGTTTAGACCTTAACAACTAATAGACACGCTACAGGGTCATTTTTTGGCTTTGTGGGGTGTGTGAATGTATGAAACTATATTTTTTTATGCTTGACAAGTAGCAAAAAGTGTGCTATAATTATTATATAATATAATAAATAGTATACAATGAAACTATGCACAAAATGCGGAATAATTAAAAACTTAAATGATTTTTATTCGGACAAACAAAAAAAGAACGGGAAAACAACTTATTGCAAGTCTTGCATAAATGAAAAACAAGCCAAAGCCAGAAAAGATGCTTCATATATTTATCGCTTTAATGAATATCAAAAAGAGTGGCAACGCTCATACAGAAACACGGAAAAGCATAAATTATGGAGGAAAAAGGCTTTAGAAATTCAAAGACAAAAAGCAAAAAAGTTAAAACGTCAAATTGTGGATCATTACGGAGGAAAATGTGCTTGTTGTGGTATATATGAGATTTATTTTTTAACTATTGACCATATCAATAATGATGGTTATAAATTAAAAAATAGAGAAGATGGAACAAAGCGGAAAAATAGAGTTAGCGGATATTTATTTTATAAGCAAATTATAGAAGATAATTTTCCAAATGACTTGCAGATTTTATGCTTTAATTGCAACACAGCAAAGCAACACAATGGAGGGGTTTGTCCGCATAAAACACAATAAAAAAATGCGACTTTATGCAACAACAACAAGTGAAAGAGCAAGTAAGGGGCAAGGAGGAAATCGTTTTCTTGATATTGATATCTTTACAACTAATAAAGAAAAGTCTACCCACCACGTACACGTGATAGTGTCACCCAATGGCAATCAAATTGTAGTATCATTGTCCTCCCTTCATTTTGGAGTAGCTAAGCTACTAGCTAGTGATACTATTTTCTTAGATACACCAATAAAAGGCGAAAAGCAAAAAGGCGAGAAAGTAAGATGCAACCATTGCAACCATATGCACATTGAAACCGAAGAAAACCAAATTTTCAAATGTGCGAAATGTGGCAAGGATGATGCATTAATGACATTCTAAAGAGGCAATAACTAAAAAGCCAAAACGGAGATATCCGCAATAGGCAAAAAAGAAACAGCCGACTAATTCCCAGATAGTCGGTTTTTTTGTATTTAAAAAATACAAGTGATATATTATCAGGTGATATGGTATCACTACGACTCTAGGATTTACTCTGGAAAACATCGGAGCGTTTATTTTGAGTTTAAAGTCAAAAAAATTCAGCCAATTTTCACTAAGCACAAGGTTCGGTTTTAAATTTTCAATGATCAATGCTAATATAAGGTAATAAAGTTGACAAATCTGCTAAAAAGGAGTATACTAAAAATAGTTATCCATTAGTCTATAAGTAATTTTATTAAGGGCTTAATGCGATAATAAAAAGATACAAAAATATAGAAATTTAAACTATTTTATTTGACTAATCGGTTATGAGTTCGGTACGATGGTTTAAATTTTGTATTCTTTTCGATCATTATACTCTGTTTTTTTGCCATTATTCCATTGAGAAACAGGACGAATATAACCAACTACACGAGAATACACCTCAGTTTCTTGGAAGTTTTTCAAGATTGGGTCTAATTCGTGGCAAGCCCGGCATTTAAGGAAGGCGACATTCATGTACGTCATGTACTCATCACCTTTTTTAATAGTTTTTTTGCAATCGTGACAAGTCAATTTCATACGTTTTTTTTAATATTTAAAGCACAAAAACCCTGTATGCGAGCATAAAGGGATATACCCTAGATTTATTTTAAATATTTCATTAAAATTGGGTGCTTAGGTTTTTACTATACTTATTTTAACATATAAATTAGATTAATGCAAGGTTAGGTCACAAAAAAGTGCATCAAATTTTACACAAAAAAGTCTATTTAAGACCTTAAAATACATATTTTTGAGATATAACCTTGACAATAGTGATTTTATATGCTAAGATGTAATTAGTCGTTTTACTTTAGAGAGTTGAGCGATATAAGGTTAATCCGAATGGAAACTACTAGGAGTGCGGCCTAAGTATCGTAGCTCCCTAAAATAAAATGATTTGTAGAAACTGCCAAAAAGAAACGAAGCATAGGGCGTATGGGTTGTGCAATAGATGCTACATTAAATATTGGAGAAAACGCCTATATTTCAACGAAGAGGGAATACCAGTAGAATTAAAATATAAGCCGAGAGGCACTAAAAGAAAATGATAGTTTACTGTGAAATTTGTTTTAAAAAGATAGAAAAGAACGAAGATCATAAAGATTGGTGTCTTCATCGAAGAAAAAAAGAAGAACCGGTAAAATTTGAAGATTTGTTTAAAGATATTTTTAAAGATACTTTTGGAGAAAAAAAATAATTGTTTTATGATTAGAGTATTGGTGTTAGTCACTCTGCAACATCAATAGTCTAACTATAAAGTAATTTATAGACCCCCATACCTACACTTTGACGACACCTTCTGCCAGTAACCGACTAGACTAGAGACTATTTCTCTAGGTTGGAACATCCACCACCGCACACACTTAAAATACACAAACCTATTTGCTTATTACAGGCTACTACTGGCAAAGGGAGAGGAGAAGAAAGGGAGGGGGTTAGGGGGTACCATACTAAATGATAAAATAAACATGGAAAAAGAAATAAAAAAGCGTTTTCACAAAAAAAGACAATTTAGAATAAGTGATGAAGTTTTTAAAAAACTACTGAACATAAAAAAAGGAACTTGGAATTATACATTTAATAATTTATTAAAAAAATATGGCAAAAGCAAGAATTAGCTCACAACAAAGCATGTATTTAAAAAGAATAGTAGGAATTAGAAAGGGTTGTAGTAGTAAAATTCACTTAGGATATAAAATTAAAATTGAACAAACATTAAAACCAAAAGTCCATATTTATTCTATCAGTAATGTTGGAACAAAATTGACAGGGTTTAAAACAGTCAGGCAAGCAGTTAATTTTATCGAAACATTATGTTAGTGTCAAATTGTTGTGGAGCTGAAATGAGTGGAGTATATGAAGATACTGAAATATGCCCACATTGTGGTGAACACACGTCATTAGAAGAAATGGAAAAAGATGAGTTTAAAAAAGAGTATGAATTAGAAAAAGGTAGATAAATTTTAATAAAAATAATAATATGAGCCAAGTATATTACGCACAAGGAGGAGGGGATGAACAATACACACCTAGTTATGGAGTAGAGGTGTTGCTTCCACATATCCAACACCTGAAAGATAAAATAATTTGGTGTCCATTCGATAAAGAAGATAGTTTATTTGTGCATATATTAAGTGACGAAGGCTTTAATGTAATTTATTCTCACATAGAAAATGGTCAAGATTTCTTCACTTATGAGCCAGAAACATGGGATGTAATTATAAGTAACCCTCCATACAAAAATAAACGTTCTTTTTGGGAGAGATGCTTAGATCTTAAAAAACCATTTGCGTTACTGCTACCACTTAATATTCTTTCCGATAGTGTTATAAACACAACAATGAAAGAGAGAGAGAGAGTTGCAATTACTAATTCCTAGTCGTAGAATGAGATTTTTTAATAAAGTTACTGGCGAGGTAGGGAAACAACCAACATTTAAAGCTAGTTATTTTGGGGTAAATATTTTTAAACAACCAATAATATTGCAAGATATGCAATTAAAATAAAATGAAAAAAATACTACTACTTAGTGGCCTACCGGCGAGTGGAAAATCAACTTACGCTAAAGAACTTGGTTATAAACGAATTAATAAGGATGATTTAAGAATGATGATTGATAACGGAAAATGGAGTAAGGGTAATGAGAAAATAATTTTGCACGCTAGAGATGAAATGATAGGACTATTTATGGCGTTAGGTCATAATATAGTTATTGATGACACAAATTTTGATCCAAAACATAAGGAACACATACAAGGATTAATTTTTGAACATGAAAATGATTATGAATACGAACTAGAAGAAAAATTTATTGATACTCCATTAGGAGAATGTATTTTACGAGACTCTAAGAGAGAAAATCCAGTCGGTAAAAAGGTTATAATTAACATGTTTGAGAAATACCTAAAACCTGAACCTAAAAAATTTATACCCGGACTCCCTGAGTGCATAATTTGCGATATAGACGGAACGATAGCCCAATGTGGTGACCGAAACATATATGATGGATCAAAAGCCCACCTAGACACAGTTATAGAGCCTGTAGCAGATGTAGTAAGACAATATTTAGGAGGACTCGTTAAGGTTATATTTCTTTCTGGAAGGGATGAGGAATATCGAGGAGTAACTGAAAAATGGTTAGTCGATAAAGGATTATGGAATGGACAGTTATTTATGCGTAAGAATGGGGATAAAAGAGCTGATTATATTGTTAAAAAAGAACTATATGAGGAACACATTAAAGGTCGATATAATGTTACATTCGTACTAGATGATCGCAAGCAAGTCAAGCGGATGTGGGTACAAGAAGGACTATTTGTACTAGATGCTAATCAATTTGATATAGAATTTTAATATGTTAAAAATTTCAAAAACAGCAAACGCAAATTATCTCGCTAGAATAATTAGAATAGAAAAAATCAGAAAACATCCTAACGCTGACTCACTTCAATTAGTTACTGTAGACTTCCAAGACGTTGTAACAGGAATGGATGCCAAGGTGGGAGATATTTATGTATACTTTCCGGTCGAGTGTCAAATTAACCTAGACTTCCTAAGAGAAACAAACTCATTCTCATCAGAACTTTTAAACGCTGACGCTACTAAAAAAGGATTCTTTGACAAAAACGGAAGAGTCAAGGCGGTTAAATTAAGGGGTGAATATTCACTGGGGTATATTGTACCCCTACACATAGTAGCATCTTTCACAGGGACATTTGGAAACATTGAAGATATTATTGGTAATGAATTTGATACCATCGGAGATATTTTAATGGTCAAGAAGTATGAGATTAAAAAGAAAGAGATCGGACAGAATATCCCTAAAGGTAAAAAACCACGTATTTCAAGACTGGTAGAAGGTCAAGTGCATCTACACGTATCAACCGAGAATTTACGGAAAGAAGCCTATAAGATTCACCAGGATGATCGCATCTCAATCTCTTACAAACTACATGGAACTTCTGGATGGTGTTCATTCGTTAAAGTTAAAAGAAAACTTAATCTACTGGAAAAAATTCTCAAACATTTTGTAAAAATTGAAACAGAAGAATACGACTTAGTGTATGGCAGCCGGAAAGTGGTTAAGAACGAGTACGAAACACAAGGTAAAATGGATTTCTATAAAGAAGACCTATGGGGAAAAGTTAAAGATGAGTTCAAAGAATTTATTCCAAAATCTTTCACATTGTACTACGAAATAGTAGGTTATACTGAAGGAGGAGCTTACATCCAAGAAGGATATGATTATGGTTGTGAAGTAGGAAAAAATGAGACTTATATTTATAGAATCACAACTACTAATTCAGATGGAGTGGTTAATAATCTAAGTACAGAACAAATAATAGAATTTTGTAACCACTTTGGGTTAAAACATGTTCCTTACTTATTTATTGGTAAAGCTAGCCATGTAATAGCAAACTCAGAAACATTCAATAGTGATTTAGTGGAAGTATTAGAGGATATGTACACCGAAAAAGACTGTTATATGTGTAAGAATAAAGTTCCAGAGGAAGGAATCGTTGTAAGAAAAGAAAAGATGTTCCAGTTTGAAGCATATAAATTAAAAAGTAACAAGTTCTTGGAATACGAGACAAAACTTCTTGACAAGGGAGTCTCTGATTTAGAGAGTGATAACTAATATGGCAAAAATAACAGATGAACAAAAATTTAACAAAGCAGTTATTTTTAACGAAATGCTAATGGAAATATCTGGAAGTAAGACTGAAATGTTGGGAAAATATAGAAAATGGCTTGACGGAAAAGGAATAGAATCAGAAGGAGAAGATGGTTTTCCAAACGAAGAGGCATATAAAAGAGAAAACTACGAAGATTTTTTAAAAGATATTAAATTAAAATAATGGAATCACTAAAAAAACAGGTAAATGGAAACCACTACAAAGACATGAAAATCCAAGTAGTAGAATATTGTTACGCTAATAAAATTCCTTTTATGGAAGGAGCTATCATTAAGTATGTGTCAAGATGGAGAAATAAAGGTGGAGTAGCTGATCTCGAAAAAGCTAAGCACTTTATAGAAATGTTAATTGACCTAGAAAAAAAATATGCAGAGCCAAGAGTTGCTGAACAAGCTGAGGGAAATGTACTCGAAGGGTCAATTTGATTTGATGGTTAAAACCTACTCTATGGGTGCGTGGATGCTAGAAAAGAAAGACCGTGAAAAGATTGAAAGAGTTATTAAAAAATTGAAAGAACCAAACTCCCTTATAAAATACGCTATTAATGAGATGGGATGTAAGCTTGACAATAATTAAAAAATATGCTATCATGGACTTATCAAACTACCAAATAAAAAAAACAAACATAAACTCAGACAGGGCTTATTGGATAGATCAATTTGTTACCCGGTTAAACTCAGAAAGAGGAAAATACAAACCTTTGAGTCCAAAATTTGTAGCTATTAAGATGTCATGTATGAAAACAGATGAATTAAAAGTATTTTATGGAGAATGTAATTATGGAAAAAATTTCTCAGCAACATGGTGGTATAAGTTAGATCCAAAGAATTACTAATTAACATATACCCACAACTGATTCGCCCTAATAATCGGCGTGCAGGGATAATAACTATATCCCCAAGATACACGGGTTGAAAGTCCTTATGGTACCCAGCAAGTCAATGGGATAAAAGGTCATAGAAATGTTGTGTGTAATTGTTAGATTGTTATTTAAATGTATGGGTGGTGAGGTAGTAATGTTTTGTACAACGAAGTGACTATACGAGAATGTTCCGATTTTGCAAACTTATATATTATGCGGTAAGTGTATATAAGCCCTCGTCAAATCTTCGCCCCATACATTTAGATTGCAAGGAAGTAGATTTTATAATTATTAAGAATAAATATATGGGATTTACAAGCAACATTGATTTAGATTTTTTATGGGAAGAAGGTGCTGGAACAATAGACATTGGGAACGGAATTAAATGCACTTATAATGTGAGACCCAATATATCCAAAGAAGAATGGAAAAAGAGTTTTATGCAAGGCATAGATACATTTAAAATACAAGAAAGAAAATGGTGGCAGTTTTAAAAAATTAAGTAAATAATAATATGAAATCATCTTGTTGCAACCAAAGAGTAATAAAATTTAGAGGAAAAGAATTTGACGGTGAAAGATGGATTTATGGTTATCTTGAAGTTGTTAATGCGTGTAGTTCTAATAATGACGAGTATTTTATACATAGTTTTTCTGACTGGAATTTAAATAGTAGGTTTCGTGTTGAACCAGAAAGTGTTGGACAGTTTACAGGCCTCAAAGACAAAAACGAAAAAGATATTTATGAGGGGGATATTATTCAGCACACTCGTACAAATTGGTATTGTCCAGGACATCCTCAGACCGATACGGATTTAATAGATAATTGTGAAATATACTTTGATGAAGATACTGGTGTTATTTCAGAAAGAACAATAGACTTGACTAGAAAAAATCAACCGCCATATTCTTCATCATCTATTTTAACACTCAATTCGTTTTTAGATTCAAGGGCTGATGAAAATATCATTGAAGTAATCGGAAACATCTACGAAAATCCTAATTTATTAAAATAACCCTATGAAATCAAAATGCTGTAACGCTCTAGCTAGCGTAAGCGGAAATACAACTAAATACTACGTCTGCCATAAGTGCCATAATCCTTGTGATGTGGTGGAAGAACAAAAAGAAACCCCCACCGAACCGCAGGAGAGAAGATTAAGCACTGGTGTTGGATTGCTTACAGAAACCGAACCGCAGGAGTGGGAAAATGTATTTTATGAAAAATTTCCTGAAAATGGAGAATTTGGATATGATTGGAATATGGGAGATATTATTAAATTTATAAAACAAGAAAAAGAAAAATCTGAAAGCATAGGAAAACGAGAGGGGTACGAATACGCCCTAAAGGGAGAAGTGACAAAATATCTTATAGGACAAGCTCGCCAAGAACTGAAAGATGAATTGGTTGAAGAAATAACTAGCAGGCCAACTCACCCAAGTGCTATGGCCGAAAGAGAGGAAATAATATCACTAATAAAAAAGTTATGAGTATATTTGAATCAACATCATCAACCAAAGGTAAATGTATTAGTTGTAGATTTTATAAAAGAAAAAGTGAACAAAATTGGACTTCTGGTGTATGCGAAAATAAAGACAGTAAAGCTGAAAGAAAAGACCCAAGATTTTTTGATGATAAAAAATGCTCACAATATAGAAGGAACGAATAATAAATATTATTAGGAATAAAAATATGGAAGAAGAAATTTTATCTCTTGAAGATGAATATGAAGCACAAGCCGAACAAGATTTTTGGAATGATATTTTAACTGACTAAACAAAAAATATGGATAATTTTTTATCGCAAGAAGAACTTGATAAAATAATAGAAGAAGCTAAAAACCAAGCTCGCCAAGAACTGAAAGATGAATTGGTAGAAGAAATTAAAAGTAAAGATATTTTTTATAACTGGGGAAAAACTCGAATAATAAACCTAATTAACCAAAAATAGTTATGAGCAAAATAATGGAAGTAGCTGGAGTTTTGAGTATTTTTTGTTACATACTTGGATTTTTTACAGAAATAGAATTAAAGACAGTAATGCAATCAATCCCAACTATATTTATTCTAGCACTGTTTATTGATAATTATTTTAGTACTTAGGAGAAGATATATAAATTAGTTCTTTAAAAAAGGAGATAAAAATGAGACAAGTAATGTTGACCGAGTGTATGATTTGCAAGTTTATAGTAAATTGTTTTGACTCAGAACGTGAACCCAAAAAACTCTACTGTTCAACTTGTACCCAAAAGGTATGTCCAACACCTACAAACCCGTGCTCCACTGGCTTCTGCGATGAACACTTCACAGGAGAAATGCAAAGAATTATAGACAGGAGAAACAAATGATTTTACTCTGCATAGCACACAATCAGATTGATACTGGCGATGGCTGGAACGAGGGAAATGAAGATGTGACCGAAATCGCCAGGAGACTGCGTAAACCATGTGCAATTACTCAATGCCCAACATGCGTGAGTCAATCGGGTAGAATTAACAGAATTAAAACACTGTTAATCTCTGGATCACAAAAGGTGAGTCATGGGTAAAAAACCAAGAAAACCAAAAAAAAGCAAAGGGCTTGGTCTGACAAAATCTAAACTAGACGACTTAGCTTGGCAATTTGCTAAGGTAATGAAAGATATGCCTCCTAGAGAGCATGTACATGAAACCTTTATTGACTGGGAGGGACACAGAGGGTGTATTCCAGCCGGATTACAGTACGCCTACCAATACTGCCAAAACTGCTTCTACATTCGTGGTTGCATGAAAGATGAAATAAATTGGCGGTTGAGTAAGGATGGAAAACTAACGAGTTATCGGTGACGCTATGGACGTTATTTTAATTCGTATCTGTGAGGTCTGCGGTGAAAACACTCTTGGTTGTTACATTAATAACACTATTCATACTTGCCATAACTGCTATAAATGCACTTTATGTGTTGAGGCTGATAGGCTTATACCAATGGGTGTTTGCGATGATTGCAAATCTACTCTCCTAAGAATGAGGACAGGCAATGCCTGACAGATGAGGGACTGTATATTCCCTCTTAAATTTGACAAATATAAAAAAGTATGCTATACTGGTATAGTAATAATAAAAAAATAAAATGACAGTTTTAATCAGATGTTCCCCCAAGGAAAGAGGAATCAGACAAGGAGTGAAGAATACATGTAATAGTAATTGTATCTACTGGAAAAAATGCTTAAAAGAACTATCAAAAGAAATAATAATAACAAAAGCAGGTATTAACGAAATTAAAAAAACAATGTATGAACTTGAAAAAAGTAGAAAGCGTTGAAGTGTCTAGGTCATATTCTAGAACAATCCAATTGGCTCAATATGAACCAATGACGCAGTTTTCATCTTACAAGGCTATCATGAAACCGGGAGCAACTGATGATGAGATAAAAGAAGTTTCAGAAGAATTGTATAAAAGATGTGAAGAAGAGGTCGATCACATCATTGAATCATTCAAGAACCCCGGTAAAGTGATGAGAAGAATGACAACTAGAGCGATGGAAAAAATGATTGAGGTTCAGGGAAAGAAAATCGAAGAATTAGAAACTAAAATTAATGGAACACCATTTTAATTAATAAGTAAAAAAATATGAAATTTAAAAAAGAAGATATAAAAGTGGGAGCAGTGTTTAAATTTAATTGTGACGATGACAATGTTACAGTCACAAGAATAGACAAAAATAACGTAATTTTTGACGATGGAAATAGCCCTATTGATTTCATGCTTTCTGAAATGGAAGATGGATATTGTGAATTAATTAGAAAGGCTAATGGAAAAGCCAAAAAAGTAAACTTTCTTCTAAAATATGACCTTGACGAAGATCCGATTGAAGAGTTTGAAACGATGAAAGAAGTTGATGAAAGAATTAAAGAGTTAGTCGAAGAAGAAGATTCACTACAGAAAGAATCAATAATTATTTACGAGATAAAAGCAAAGCACGAAGTAAAGGTCGAAACTAAAATAACTAAAAAATTAATAAAATAAAACATGGAAACAACAGACGTAATTGACAAAGTAATTAAGGTAGAGTCAGTAGAAGATACTGAAAAAAGAGTAGTACTGAAATGTGGTAATGAAAAATATTCATTCTACAAAAGAAAACAAGACGGAGAACTTACAAAAGCTTTTACCCAATTCCAAGACCTTAGAGTTAGTGCCGGAAACCAATACCAAGTAAATGTATCAGAGACAAAGAAATCTTTCACTAATGATCAAGGAAAATTAATCAACTACACCGAGAGATTAGTCAAGTATTTTATTTCAAACAAGGAAACTTACACTAAACCTAATCCAACAGCACCAGAGCCAGTTCCTCAAGCATCTCCAGACGCACTTAAAGAACTAGAAAAAAGAGTTGCAATCCTTGAAAACATCGCTGGAGTGTATGAGACTGATGAAATTAATCCTAATATGTTCTAATTAATAAATCTAAAAAAATGGAACAACCAAAAACATTAAAAATTGATGATGTAGAATATGTTCGTACAGATTCAATAAAAGAAAAAGCACAAGAGTTAGATGGATTAACTTATTGCATTATTAGAACTTATTCATCAGGATGTTTCGCTGGGTATATCGACAGAAATCGTGAAAATCAAAAAGAAGCGACAGTAAAACAAGCTAGAAGATTATGGTATTGGAATGGAGCAGCTTCGTTATCTCAATTATCTGTAGATGGAGTTTCTAAACCAGAAGATTGTCAATTTCCAGTAGAAGTTGCTGAACTTGATTTATCAGAAATTATCGAAGTTATACCAGCAACAGAAAAAGCTAAAAATTCAATTGCTAAAGTAACTATATGGGAAAAATAGATAATAAATTTATGCGTGGCGATGGCTCTGGCTCTGGCGATGGCTATGGCTCTGGCGATGGCTATGGATCTGGCGATGGCTATGGCTATGGCTCTGGCTCTGGCTCTGGCTCTGGCTATGGCTCTGGCTCTGGCTATGGCGATGGCTCTGGCTCTGGCTCTGGCTCTGGCTCTGGCTCTGGCTCTGGCTCTGGCTCTGGCGATGGCTCTGGCGATGGCTATGGCTATGGCTCTGGCGATGGCTATGGCTATGGCTCTGGCTCTGGCGATGGCTCTGGCTAAAAAAATATGATAACACCAAAATTTAGAGGAAAAATATTAAATGGTCAATTTTTTCCTTTCGATGAAGAAATGTATTCTATATGGGTTGGTTCGTTAAATGAAAAGATATGCGAATTAACTGTAAAAGAGTACAAGAAACAAAGATCAAATGAAGCTAATCGTTATTATTGGGGTGTAGTACTTAAAATAATATTAGAAGAAACTTATGGACAATGGGATGATGAGGATGAATTACATGAATTTTTAAAAGCAATGTTTTTAAAAAAGCATAAAGTAATTAAAGGAAAGAAATATACATTTATAAAGTCTTCTTCTAAATTAAAAACAGACGAATTTTATGAATTTATTGAAAAATGCAAAAGATGGGCTTCAATAGAATTAGGTTTATATATCCCAGATGCTGAAAAAATTAAGTAAAAAAATATGAAAATAGGAGATAGAGTTAGAATGTTAAAAAAAGATGCCTATAATTTTTCTGGAGCTGATCCTTATGAAAATGAAATAGGGATAGTGACTAATGTTGATGGTGATTGTTTTACTTGTCGGAGCGGTGATAACAAAAAGTATTTTGGATTTTTTAGGGAGGATGAGCTTGAGCCAGTAGAAGAGATAGCAGATGGTAGTTTTTTAAGAGAATACAATTTTATTCCATACCCAAGCCCAAGACTTATAGTTGATTATGATTTTGATGATTGTGGAATACAAGTTTTGAAGGAACAATATAATAAACAATTAAAAGAAAAAATTATGGACACAACAAAAAGCGTAGTAGAGTTTGCAAAAAATATGATGCTAACTAAAGAAGAAAAACTTCTTAGAAAAGCTGGACTACAAGACGAAAGAGGAAATTGGACATCACAAGCATTTGAGATAGTACAAAATCTATTAGCTCAGGAACTAGGATTTAAGACATACAAAGAGGCCGAAGAAAAATATTATGATTGTGTAACATCTTTATCATTCATGGAGTTGCACCAAGCGTTTACCAAGTATGACGATAAATTAATAGAAATAGCTGAAGAATTTGAAAAAGAAAACAAAAACAAATAGAACTCCATATCAAATCCTAAAAGATAAATGCTGGAAGCTCTGTTCAGAATACAATAGAAGAAAGGATGCTGATTGGAGAGGGAATGTTCCTTGCTGTACCTGTGGTGTTATAAAGCACTGGAAAGAGCAGCAAGGAGGACATTTCATCTCAGGAAGAAACAATGCTATTTTATTTGTAGATCAAGGTATTCATGCTCAATGTTATTCCTGTAACTGCTGTAAAGATGGAAATCCACGTAAATATGATGCTTATATGAAAAAAAGATACGGACAACGAGTGATTAACAAACTAGATAAATTGAGTGAAGAAACAGTAAAATTTACAGAAGAAGATCTTAAAAATAAAATAGAAGAGTATAAACTAAAACTATCAAAATTATGTTAGGAGAAATAATAGTATTAATGTTGTTACTTATCGTAATAATAGTAGTGCTTAATCAATTATTTAGTGTTCCTATAGCAAGACTATGTAGAATAATGAGAAAAAGGAACGCTAAAAACGAGATATTAATCAATAAAATATTAAAAAAATGAAAGGACTTATCGGCATATTAATCATAGTAGGAGCTATTCTAGGAGGAGTTACTGCTATTGCTAAAACTTACTACATCAGCCCGGGTAATGTTGGAGTATTAATTTACAAGGGAGGGCAAACAGATACAGGCGTTGCTCCAGTTGCATTGACTCCGGGGTGGGGAATGACAAAACTATTTACAGAAGACATTCAAGAATACCCAGTTTATATGCAAACAGCTGTTTGGACTAAAGACAAGACTGAGGGAAGTAAAAATGATGATAGCATCACAGTTAGTTCAGTTGAGGGCTCTCCAGTTAATATAGATGTTTCAATGTCATATACCCTAGACCCACTAAAAGTTCCAGCTCTTTATGTAAAATACAGATCTAATATTGAGACAATCCAAAATTCATTTCTAAGGCAATCAGTACGTCAAGCAGCACAGAATGTATTTGGAAGGTATTCAGTAGAAGATATTTACGGAGCTAAGAAGGAAGAAATCGCTGGTCTTATTCAAAAAAGCTTAAATGATACAGTAGGACAAGACGGATTTAATTTTACTCAGTTTACAATTAATAGAACAGGACTTGAGCCAGCAATTATAAACTCTATCAACCAAAAAATCCAAGCTGGACAAGATGCACTAAAATCAGAACAAACTCTAAAAAGAATTGAAATTGAGGCTAAACAAAGAGTAGCTGAGGCTAATGGAAATGCAGAAGCTAGAATTACCAACGCTAAAGCTGAGGCTGAGTCCATTAAAATTCAAGCTGAGGCAATCCAATCTCAAGGTGGAGCAGATTATGTAAAACTAAAGGCGATTGAAAAATGGAATGGAACAGTACCAACGACAATGGTTCCGGGAAGCACAGTACCATTTATTGACCTAAATAAATAATATGTTTAAAAACACAATTAGAAAAGAAATCCTTAAAAGGGTAAACGCTAAGATTGATCACATTGAAAAAGAATACAAAGAAAAATGTGATGCGATTGATTCAGACGCCAGAAGTGCTAAATTGGTAGCCAGAGAAGAAGCGATTGACACAATCATAGGAAAGATAATGTAGTTTACTAACTTTGAGCCTCAAGGAGGGGCTTAAAGATTAGAAAATTATATGAAATATATCATTACAATTTCACTTATGTTGTCATTTTACTTTTATAATGACTATCATTATCACATGGTTACAACCGGAAGTTCGATGACTCCATGTTTTGTGGAGGGAAGAATGATAAATGTATATCCAAATAAAATTGTAGAAATAGGAGATACCATTAGTTTTAAATGTAATGTAGAAAAATGCCATAATTTAATACTAAATAAGTTTTTAGTAGGCAAAAATGATAATTGTATATATGTTTTAGGTTGCAATGCTAAATCATTCGACTCAAAACAGTATGGATGGTTATGTGGGGATGAATATAAAATTTTAGGAGTAACGAAATAATGCGTACCATTGTTATAACTTTAATAATAATATCAATAATTTTAACCACAGATAAAGGCACTTCTAAGACGTTTTACCCTGAGATACCCATAGATGTACCATTGACCCAAGAAAATCCCACAGAAGTCAATTTACCCACCAAAAGTTGCACTCCTCCGCATGGTTTCAATCTTCCTCAACGTAACAATAACCCACTTAACATAACTTACGGAAGATTAACAAGAAAATGGGTAGATCAAGGACTGGCTAAGCGAGAAAAGTATTTAAAATTTGAATGTTTAGAGGATGGGTGGCAAGCTGCTCGAGAACTACTCCTAGATGGATATGGGGAAACAACTATTGACAAAATGCTAAATAGATGGACTAATAATGGTTACACATTTGGTGACAATAGACTTATTAGTACATTAAGTGAAGACGAGTTAAATAATTTAATTAAAAACATGGCAACTAGAGAGGGTTTCTACGCAAAATGAACATGACATTCACTAATGGATCTCATTCATACAAGGGTAAGTGCAACTCAAGATCACAAAGGTTTAGGTCTAAGTTGTTAAAAGGAATGAAGGTTAATAAATTTAAGTTAAAAATAGCTTTTGAGGCTATTGAAAAGGAATGGAAAAAATAAAAATACCAATCGTGAAGTTCAAAAAAGAAAAAAAACCCTTGTCAATTCATGACTTTCCAGTAGTTCATAGATGGGATGACGAGTATGGATGGTGTGAATCAGGAATTAGATTTGAAGATTGTGAAAAGATTATGGGTAAAATGATGTATAAAAGATTTGTTAAGTGGTTATATGGAGCTACCATAGGCCAAGACGGAGCTTATATATGTGATGTTAAACAATTTTTATTAGGACTTAAGAGCCTAGATTAATATGGAATGTGAAATTTGTGGAAATGAAACTGAAGATGGATTTGACAGGTGTAGCGATTGCTTAGACGAATGGGGTGAAGTTTTATGGCCTGATCAATAGTATGATTAAAAAACAAGAAATTTTAAACTACCTACAAAATAGACTTCCTTTCAAACTTCCGACACTTGAGGTGATCGAAGAAGAAATAAGGAGAGAAAAATCAATACGTGATGTAGAAAAATGTGTAGATTGTGGAGAATACGGAAATAAAAAATGTAACTGTAAAAAACAAAAATGAAAACATTGACATGTGAAATTAATGAAGAAGTAGGGTATGTTATACCAATTTCAGATCTTCATTACGGAGATAAGGCGTTTACATCTAACTCTCTTAGGGTTTTAAAAGGAAACCTAGATTGGGTAAAAGAACATCCAAATGCAAGAATAGTTTTGGTGGGAGATATATTCAACGGAGCAACTAGAGATTCAAAAACATCTCCATTTGATCAACCAGCTTCTGAATTTGAAGAAGTGGTAGAACTTTTTAAGCCATACGCCTCACAAATAGTTACTGCAATAGATGGAAACCATGAGAAGAGATTAGAAGATTTTGCTAACTTTTCAATGATGAATGCTTTCTGTATCGCTCTAGGAATACCATACTCTCATAAATCTGTAGCTATTAACTTTAAAGTTCATAAAAGACAAGATGGAAAAAGATTTAGACAGCAGTATGTAGGATATTTCCACCATACTTCAGGAGGAGGAAAAACAATGGGTGCTAAGTTAAACAGAGTTGAAGAAATGACTAAACTACTCACAAACGCAGATTTTTATGTAGGAGGTCACCATCATGGATTATTAGCATCACCAATTATTTCTAACGAATACAACGTAAGAACAAATAAAATTGATAAGCACAGACAGTTATTAGTTGGATCAGGTGGTTACTTAGAATGGGATGATGGATATGCAGAAGAAATGATGCTTAGACCACTAAAAATAGGTAGTCCACGCATAAGATTAGATGGAGGAGATAAAAAAGATATTCATGTTTCATTATAAATATTCAGTTCTATAGTTGTACTAGACGTAACAATAAAACTAACTACTAGTCCATAAAAAAAGCACCCGTAAGGGTGTTTTTAAATATATCCAAGTATTAAATTTTTAGGCACTTCTCTCCATGTAATAAATCCGGTACGATAATTTCCTTCACTTATTACAATTGATTCAGTTCGTATCTCTTCTACAATTACTAGATGCCCGACATGGCCTTCTTTTGTGACACCAACTGAACCTATAGATGGTTCTTTTGTTTTTATTTTATCTTGTTTGTTTTTTAGTGTCCATAGACCCTGAGGAAGTTTTCTTTTCGATTTAGCATACTCCCAGCAGTTATATCCTAATCTTGATCTTTGTTGACTTAGGATTATACCATTATGGTCTATTTCTTTATCAGTAGCCTTAACCTCAACATAAGTGGGATAAGTAGCTGCTAAGTATGGTTGTTCTATTTGCTTAGGGTTCTCATAGGCTACAGCTGTAGGTATAAGAACCAAAAGTAATAATTCAATAATACTAATAAGTTTTTTTTACTGATTATCTTTCTGTATTTGATATACAGCGTTTATAATGATTCCACTAAAAGCTACAACTAATGGTGTATATTCTCCAAAGTCCATAGTAGCTACTATCTGTAGTGCATAAACAATGGCAGCTCCTCCACCAGCGATTAAAGCACCTTTACCAATTTTTTTAAGTTTTTCATTCATAATTTTTCCATTACCCGGTATGATTTAAACGGATAATAATTAATTGTTAGATCACGACCCAACCAAGGATCAAATATTTCTCTTTTTCCATTCCTATTAATACGAACTACAAAGTGTTGCCCTTTACCCATCTTAACTTCTTTAATTGTAAGTTTTTGAGTAGGCATATAATTAATATCAGGAAATGTTCCAATCCACTTTAACCCTAGAGCAATACAAGCCTTGTGGGAATCAATCATATCATCATCTGCTAGATTAAAATCTGGAATATTATCAATGTCTTTATAGACACCTTTTTCAATAAATAACCGATTAATGTCCAAAGGATCTTTTCCTACTAAGTAAGACCAACACATAAGATAGCATCCGTATTGTTGCATATCTGTTTGTGATAGACCTATTTTTTGACCTTTGTATCTAGGATGTCTTTGCCAGTAAATAGATGGTTCTTCTACTGTATTAACTAAGTTCAAATCAACATATCCCTTAATTCCATTAACACGACCCCTAGAGGTATATTGCCAAATAGCGTATGTTGGCCAATCTTTTGTTTCAGGTTTGTAAATAGTAGGCACAGTTCCGGTATTAAGTCCGTATCGAGCAATCCATAATCCGTATCTCTTAGAAACTGATGACCAATCATATTTTTTAACTGTTGCTTGGTTCAAGTAGATTAAAGGTTTTTTGCTAGTAAGTCTTTCCACTTCTTGTAAGAACTGAAGACACCAATTAACTGTATCATTGTGTTGAATCTCCCAATCTAATACTAGAATTTCATCTCTAATTTCACCAATAGTTTTGACAAAATGAGCAGCTTCATTAAAAGGTGATCCACCATTTGCAAAATGATAGAATCCTTGTTTGACGTGAGCAAATCCCTCTCTGTTTACCTGCAACATAGAATCTACAAACATAGTACCTTGAGTAGCCTTCATTATAACTAACTCAGCATCTACTTTTGAGAAATCTATTTTTCCATTATGGTGACTTATGTCAACACACTTATACATATAATTAAAATTAACTTATTAATTTTTTATTTGCCCTTCACTTATGTAAATATAATTTATTTCTTTCATTTTCCATTTCTCTATTCTTATTTCTCCATTCCTTTCTATAGTTTTTAATTTTTTCCTTATTAGCATTAGCATATTTTAGCTTTATTCTTTTTAGGCATATCGAGCAAGACCTCTGTCTATTAGTAATTTTGTCAAATGGATGTCCATATTTACAACATTCTTTTTTACTATGCTCTAGTGTTATACCACTTAATCCATGTTCTTTTGAGTGTTCTTTTTTTGTAACTGCAACTAAGTGTATCGGATTAACACAGCTTGGATTTTCGCAAATATGGTGAATAATTTTTTTAGATATATCATCGTTAGGATGCTCCTTTTGATAGGCAATTCTATGCTCAAAATAAACCTTGTTTTTTATACTTATTCTGCCATACCCATCTTTATTTGGTTTTCTACTACAATGAATACATCCATCCATAAATTAACCTTAATGCTTATACTTAATACTAGCACATTTTTTAACATTTGTCAATGTTATTTTTAATGATGGAGTAAAATATTTTGCGGATTTTAGATAAAAGTAAACTAACAGCATCTACTTCTAGTACTTTTTTACCTGTTCTATATGTCTGAATGTTTCCAGCATTTGAATATGCTTCAGACAGAATTAAGATTACTAATGACCACTGCACATAAACCATAAAATCAACTCCAATTCCCTTTCCAGTCATTGCGATTATAAAAGGAATAAGAAGTATAACTAATTTAGATACAACACCAGAAGTCATTCTTTTAGATGTAATTGAACACCATCCATAAATTTTACTTGAGGCAGCTATCCCAGTAATAAAATCAATCAACATTAGTGTTGTTAGAATTGTAATGCTCCATGCTGTTTGTTCAGGGAAGCCTACTGCTATTAAGAATGATGGTAGGTATAATGCGTTTTTTATCCACATTATAACTTGACTGTTTTCCATTTATTTGTTTTTATCACGTTCTACTAGAAATGATATTTGTTTAGATATTGTATTAGTTATTATTTTTTTATCTACTAACTCTTGAAAATAAGCCTTTTTTTCTTCAGGAGATTTAAGTTTGTTAATTTTATCATAGACAAATTTAGCTCTTTCTCCATTATCGACACCTAATTGCATAACAAGTCTATCAGTATAGTCTAATCCTTTTTTCTTTTCCTCACCCACTTCTGATATTTTTTTAGCCAATTCCTTGTCTTCTTTGACAATAGATTCCCATTTTTCATTTCTAACCTTACTATCCATTGTTTTTAATTCTTCATATAACAATTCTGCTTGTTGTTTTCGCAGAAATCTTTCATCATCTTGTTTTTGAATGAGTGTGTTTAGTTGTTCTTGAGTTGGATCATCCTCTTTTCCTCCAGATGCTTTTGCAAATCTTTTTATAACCGCCTCAATAATATTTTCTCCTCCCACTTCTTCTTCTGGTATGATGCCTAGTTTAGCTAGAGCATTATCTGTTAGGTTTAACATTTGAGAACCAACAGCTCCAAATGTTCCTTTTATAAACTCCTCTGTTTTTATTGGGGATGCACCTAAAGACCCAGCTATTTTTTTAGCTGTTCCTGATGTGCTTTCTTTTACTTGTAATTCAGGAGAAAGTCTTTCCATACCTTTAGATACCTGTGGTAGCCCTGTAAAGAAATTTTGATTTGTCTCTGCCTGTAGGGCAGGTTTAATTATTTGTGGAGTTAATGTTGATAATAACTCATTTTTACTTGTTCCTACTGGAGAGATTGTTCCTAGTAAAGAACTATATATATCTGCAAATTTAACCTTATCTAATCCGTGAGCCTGTTCAATAGCCCTTCTCACTATCATAGATGAGTCTGAAATTCCCGGGGGAAGAGGAATTTTTATAACATTCCACTTGCCATTTTCATCTTGTTCAGGATTTGGTGGAACTATAATAAAGTTATTTTCCTTTTCATAATCTTGGATATCCTCATAAGCCTTTCTTCTTTTATCATCACCTAGGTTCCATGCTGTTGAAATAGCCATTGGCGTATAAATAACAGTGGCTAGTTTTGCTGTCGTAGCTGTTGGATTTTTCTGAAATGATCTTATAAGAGTTCTTGCTCCTTGAATAGAAGCATTTAGGTATGGTATAAAGTTATTTAAAACAGTACCAAATTCTCCTCTTCTCATAAAGTTTACAGAGTTTTCCCGAGCAGCTTTAGCGGCTATAAGATTAGCATCTTCTAATGTTCTACCAGACCTCAGTGCTGCCTGTTTGGCACCCTCAAATGATTGTAGTCTTGAAAACTCTTCTGTACGAGAAAAAGCGTTTTCCACTGCTCTAAACATTTCAGTAGGATTTTTAACTAAATACTTTGCTTTTTCTACAGCACCTTTATTAGCTCTTATTTTTTCAACAGTTTCTTTAACTTGATCTCGAGCAATATCAAATGAAGTTCCTCCGGCCGCATTTCTAACAAGGTCATCATAAAGTTCACCATGTTTAACAGCATTAAATAAAGCCTTAACATAAGACTGTGGTTGAGCAATTGTTGTTTTTAAGGCATTACTATTATTAATAAAACTAGACAATTGATCCTTCACCACATTAGCTGCTGCGAATGGCAATGATACCCCTGTTGTCCCAAGTTTTAAAACCCTTACTGGAACAGACATTATTTTACCAAGTATGTTCATTTGTTGAACTCCAAGTGATTTTGCAGATTGGGCTATTTCTGGAGTAGTTTTCCATACTTCATTTATTCCATTCCTAAGAACAGAGATTGTTTGATCTCCTGCTAATTTAGTAATATCTTTAACATCAGAAAGCTCATCTTTTAATGTGTTAATAGATGCGTTTCTTGCATCGAGTAAGACATCAAGAGCCTTTCTTTTTAATTGAATGTCTTTAAGTGTTTGGAATCTTTCAGATAGGTTTTTTGCTTTCTGATCATTAAATTTAGCAATAGCAGAAGACAAATCTGCATTTAATCTATGTAATTTTCTTTCTCTTGTATCAACTTTTGATAGTAAACTATTAATATCAGAACTCTTGCCAAAATCTGAAGCTACTGCTTGGGCATGATCAACTAGTTTTTCTAGTTCAATTTGAGTTTTACTAAATTTAGTACCTAACTTTTTAACTAAGTTATTCTCATTTGAATTAAAGACCTCAGTAAATTTTTTATCAGCTACCTTAATTTCTTTATTAACTGTTTTTCCATTCCTAATAAAGCTTCTTTTTTCTTTAAATGTTTCTTTTAATTTTGATAATATATCAATTCTTTTTTGAACATTTTCAGCTGTCCTTAGTGGCTCTAATCCAAATGGATTGCCCGGTAATGAGTGATAGCTTGTAAGCATTTGAGCAGCCTTGTTTTTTTCTCCTTGAGTAAAGGCATCATTAGTTTTTGCCAATAATGAATCCAACGGATTTTCAATCTCCCTTGTTGATCCTTGAAGTTTTTTCACTATATCTTGATTTGAAAGTGATGCCATTGCTCTTGACCCTCCAAACGTAGCATCTTGTTCTAACTCAGAAAAGACACGATTAATTGGAACATAGTTTGGATATATTTCTTTAAGCTTGTTTGATAATTCTTTGGAAATTAAACCAGAATCAACTGAATAATCTAACAACTTGTGAGAATATTCAGTAACCTTCTTAGCTTGTTTTTCATAAACTGGACTTAAAAACTTGATCAATTCATCATCTTTTAATAAATCTCTACCTGTTTCTATTCCATTTTTAGCAACATCTTTTGCTTGACGAGCAATTAAGTACTGATTAAAGGCATCTATGTTATCAACCTTTTGAATGATTTCTCCTAACCCATTATCCTTCATAAATTGCCCAGCCAACCTTGGTGATGATAATACTCTATCTATTTGATAAGAAACATCTTTGGTTGGGACAACTTTAAAATTAAAGTCTTTTTGTGATTTAGATAATGTATCTTCTATGACAGATGTACTATCAACTAACTGAGATTTTACATTTCTAAATACCTTTTTGATTTTATCTGTAAATGTTAAGTCACCAGATTCTTTTGCTTCTCCCTGCTTTTTAACGACATCATTTATGTAGTTTAAATTATCAAGTGTAGCATTTTTTGAATTATCTAAAATACTTTTAACTGCTTTATCGCTCTTTGCATCTGCTAGTACGCTCTTCAAACCATCAATAGCCTCATCTGGCACCCTACCCTTAATAAGAGATCCAATAAGTTTTTTATTTGTAGTTTTGGCAATTTGTTTTAAAATGTTTGGTGCCCCGACATCCATAGAAGATATAATAGCTCCAGCTCTATCACTTTCTAACTCTGCTTGCTTCTGTCTTTGTTCTGGTGATGATAGACCTTTATATAATTCTTTAATCCCCTTATCCTCATCTTGTAGTTGTTTTAATCTTACGCTTTTTTCTTGGTCTAAACCAAATCCAAGTATACTAGAAGATGTTATACCCTTAATTTCATTGGAAATATCTTCTTGTCTTTTTCTTAGGTCAGATTGTTGTGGTGTTTCAAATTTTTGAACCTCTCCGCTTCTATCACCAAATCCAAAAAAATCAGCTGTTTTTTCCTGAGCTTCTTTAAATTTATCTAAAAATGTTTTTGGTTTTCCAAGTGTTAATCTTCCACTATTAAGAGCTTCTCCTATATTAACATTTTCAATGGGAAATGATTGTTTTTCTAACTCCTTGTTTTTTTTCTTCCTTTCTTCCTGTAGTGAAGTTATCCTAGAAACAATCGGTTCTACATCTTTAGCAAAAGAAGCAAAACTACCAGATGCACCTAATTGAGAAAATTCTTTAAATGATGACATAATTTAGTATTAAAAATTAGGCATAGATATATCTCCGTCTGATTTATTGTAGTTGTTTCCAACTGGCTCTAGGCCATGTATTCTACGTAGTTCATTATCAGCTGGTGATCCCGGAGAAACATTTACCCCCTTAGCAGCTAATGTGTTAGCTATTTGTTCCCATGTGAATCCCTCTGATATTCCTTGATTTATTTTACTGATAACTTGTCCATTATCAGAAGGTTTAAATATATCAGATTTATTACCTCTCTCAGCAATAGTACTCTTAGTATTGGCTATATCAGCTCTCATTCCCTCCATCTTTAACTTATGTTCCTCCTTAGCGTCTTCTAATGCTTGTTTATTAGTCTTTTTAATTCTTTTCTCTAAGTCTTTTGTAGATCCCTTAGTATCAACTCCAAGTTTAAGTGCCATTTCTTTCAATGAGTCTTTGTAAGCGTCTTTCTTCACCTGCTCCTGATATTTGTCTAGTTTCTTTCCAATAGATTCAGTTGAATCACCAAAGGTAATTCCAGCTCCGGGATATTGAGTAATAAGGTTTCTTTTATATTCAACTTCACTTTGACGGATACCAAACTGTGCCTCAGCTTCCATTTTAGTAGCAGCCAATCGTGCAGCAGCAGCCCTAGAAGCTTCTTGTAAGTTAGCAATTTCATTAGATGAAACTTCTCTTTCTTGAGCTTGAGTTCCGGTTATTTTAGATACGGAAACAGCCCTTCCCCTAAGTCCGGTAAGTCTTTCTTGTAGCCCTAGTTCAGCTTGCCTAGCAGCCTCAGCCGCCTTTAAAGACTCCGTTGTTTGAGTGTCTACTCCTAATTCTGAATTAATCTGGTTTCTAATACCTAGTAGGTCATCTGGCCTCACTACAGGTGCTGTAGTAGCACTGGTAATGTTTTGAGCCGATAAGACATTATTAGGGTCAGCTTGATATTGAGCTAAAAGTTGTCTAGCTTCTCCTGAAGTTAGTTTTGAACCAGCGGCATTAGCTGTAGCATAATCCACAGCTCCTTGCCCAGCTCCATTAAGTATTGATTGTGCGTCTGATGAAATTTGTGTTGCCATTTTTTTTATAGTTTACCTTTATCTAGGTAGATGAAATATTTATAAGAGAATGTTCTGGCTGGTTCTCCAGCTTGCTCAGTTTTAATAATAAGGTTAGTTGAGTTACAATAATGATTACAAGTAATAAAGGCGACCGATGCTTGATATACTGGTGACTCCGACCAAAACGCTTCATCACTAAATTTTATGAATACCTGAGCAATAGGAATGTAACCAAGATTGTGTGCTATAGTTGTAGTTGTGATTTCATTTCCGTTGTTAGAAATAGTTCCAGATCCAGAGATCTTTCCTTTTAACAAAGCATACTTTGAATTAACTATAGTTTCTAAATCGCTACAAGTTTTAACATCATTCCCTTCTGTTGATATTCGTATTCCAAAATCAGGCACTTATTTGATTCTTAAAAATTATGTAATATATACTATCACCATTATTTGCAAAGTTTGTCAAGTTGTTATTGTCGATATGTATTCGCATATAATTGATTCCTGACTCAGCTGCGAACTTATAAAAACAAAGTGATGCCGGAAAGTAGGTTAGGTTCTGAGAGATAGTAAACAATCCATCTGCTGTTATCGGTAATATTCCTTTCTTATGAACTATCTGAGTAAATATTGAACTTGATAAAACACAATCTTTTTCTTCACAAGTCTTTACATCGAATGTTGGTTTACTTACTCTAAATCCATAGTCTTCTCCTTCATTTAAGGTATCAATCGTTGAAGTAATATTGTCCTCAGCTACTGTTCTAAAGTCATCTACGAAAAAATAAACTGTAAAGTAGACTGTATCTCCCGGTAAAACCCTGACTATATCCCAGTAATCATAGACTGATAAAGTAAAGCTATTAGCGTAATTGCGACAATTATCATAGTAATCTTGAGTCATTGAAGCTCCATCACTGTCCGAGAAAAAATAACTTGTTCCAACGCCTTCTCTTGAGTTTCCATTGTAAATTACAATGAATGGTGCTATATAACCTAGATTATGATTGATAGTTATTACGTTATTAGGATCTCCATAATTAGGAACTGTCGTAGAAACTGAATGAACACTATGGATTTTTAAAGTCTGAAAAGAAGAAGAAAACACCTTCAGTCTATCGGCTGAGTTTTTCACATCATATCCTTTTTGACTGACTGCTGCTCCTAGATCCATTAGAATAAATTTTTATAAAATCCAATTAATACCCTGTCTACTCCTGTTTCATCTGTTATAATTAAAGCTCCGTTTTCTATTCTTAACTTACCATCAGCGAAAACTAAACTACGCAATCCATCTAAATCTGTTTTACCTTTATACTCTGAATTGTATTCCGGTAGTGGTTTTGTTTCTATAGTTACTTCTGCCATTATCGTGGTTTTATTGAATAAATATCTACTGAGTCTATTACTGGGGTGGATGTTCCATTAGGTGTGAGAGTGATGCGAGCCTGAGCATTTCTTTTAATAACCATATCATCTTTTAGTTTAACAACTCTACGATCTTCACTATCTACTTCTACTGTTAAGTCGGTGTAAGAAGTTTCTCCGTCTTGTTTAACCGCAATCGCAATTGAAGTTCCGCTTGGCAACTCGTCATAAGGAACTTGAATTGTATCTTCTCGATTAAACATAGTTGTCTCAAGAACTGCGGTAGCATAATCTGTAGTGACGTTATCAACTCCATAAGTAGCATCTAAACTCCAAGCTACTAAAAGGTCATCTCCTGAAACTACGATTGATTCAATCTTAGCGGTAGACCCTTGTGAACATTCATACTCACATACTAAAGCAAAGTCTAAGTCTCTTGATTTTCGATGAATCGAATAGATTCTCGAGCCATTAGCAATTAAAGCTCTCCCTTTATAGTTAGCAGACATTTGATGGTTTACTGTAGTCGAATCAAAATTAGGAATTTGTTTCCAAATATCCATTTGAGATCCTCCGAATAAATAGATGTTGCCAACTGTTCCGGCTAAGATAAAAAGGTAATTATCAGCATCTATAAAGGTATGAATCCCTACTTCTTTAATAGGGTCTGATAGCGACCAAGAAGGTGAATAAGTATTCCATCTCCATATCTTTGAATCAGTGATATAATCTCCGGCCTTAGATCCGATTAAAAGGTCATCTCCATAAGACTTGAGTGCCATTGATTGAAATTGAACCGGAAGATCAAGCCCGGAAGAAGAAAACACATCTGCGTCATCTACCTGAGCTATGTCTTTTCCATTAGCGATATAGAGAATAAGGTCAAACTGTTCCATTGGATGATTCCCGGAAGTAAGCGTTTGGTATGAATCCGTCCAAGTTGAAGCAAGGTCAAATCTTCCTAGCTTTGTAAGTGTAGTGTAGTAAAGTTTTCCGTTGTAATATAAGCAAGAGGTGTGTCCAGTAGAAGCGTCAGCTGCTCCATTACTCCTCACTGAAGACCATGTCCCTGATTGAGTTCTTTTGAATATGGAGGCAGAAGTTTTAGAAAAATAATAAGTATCTCCATTAGGCACAACAGCTGAAAAACATTTGGCTGTGATTGTAGATCCAGATTCTTTTGCTAAAAGTTTTTGACACTTAAAGCTTCCTATTTCATCATGAATATCCCCTACAATATCAATAAGGCTATTTTGTACTTTTTTAGATAGTGCTATTCCAGATTGGAAATTTGAATGTGATGCCATTTTGTTAAGTTTATAGATAAACGGGTGTAATTAGTTTCATAAATTAATTTCTATGCAATTTGGTATGCTCCTGTTATATAAATATTAGCTCCATTAGAACCTGGATATAAATTATCATAAGTAAAAGTAGTGCAGGTACTAGCATTTAATGCAATAATTCCTTGAATCATTTTACCACTCACGCCATTTTCTCTACCACTAACAATATAACCTGTACTTGATATATTTACAGATGTAAATGGAAGTGAAAAAATAATACTTGTTCCTCCAGTACCATTATTAGATATAACTGCTAATGCCCTAAAAATACATGTTTTACCAATTAATGAATACGCTCCAGATGATGATGTTGTTGTTAGTGTTCCTGATCCTGATGTTATGGTTGGTGTATATGCAATCCATGCTCCCATATGTACCAACTGTCCTACTGCTCCATCTCCAATTACTAAATTTTCGTTTGTTCTATCAAACCCTACGCTTCCGTCTGCTGTTGGTGTAGTATTTGCTAATATAAGTGTTGGGGTATTTATAGTAGGACTTGTAAGAGTTTTATTTGTTAAAGTATCATTTGTATCTTTACCCACTAAAGTATCGGTTGCATCTGGAAGAGTCAAAACTTTATCCGAAGCAATAGCAGAAGGAGCTGTGACTGTTATTTTATTTGTTCCGTTGTCTGTATCTTCTGCAAGGTCGATTGAAGCTGGAGCAGCAGAAGATGCGTTAGTTATTTTATCAGTTTTTCCATAAAGCTCAATAAAATTATTATTTATATCAGTCCTACTAACTGAAGGCTGATCTGTGGCTTCAATGTTTACTCTCATTTGGTTTAATCGTTTGGTTTAATTATTTTAGTATAAATTGTTGATGGTTTATTAATCTTAGTATAGGTTGATGATGGTTTGTTAATTTTAGTATAGTTAGTTATTGTTTTCACAATTTTGCTATAAATAGTGGTTGGTTTAGTAAATACAGAAACACCATCCCACCTCTGTGTCCATTCATCCCAAGTAAATGTAAGATCACTCCAATGGTCATATCCCGGGCAAGATTTTATCACTTTATCCCAAATTTGCCTTATCCCTTTCCAATATCTTTTTTCTCTATCAGCAACTGAAATAGATTCTGTAATAACACATGCTGTACCCTTACTAAAAACTTCGTCCACTACAAAAGTTTCTGTTAGGCTTTTTGCAAACTCTCTAATAAATGATTCTGTTTCAGTAAATGTTTCTGTTAAACTTTTAGCAATTGATTTAATGTAGTCTTCTGTTAATGTAATATACTCTGATATTGTAATTGCCATACTTTTAACAAGAGATTCTGTTGTTGTGACTGTTTCGTCTAAGGTTTTTAGTGTACTAAGAACAATAACTTCTGTATTAGTAACTGTTTCTCCTAATATTTTTACAGTTGCTTTTAATAAACCTTCAGTAGTCGTAAGTGTTTCTGATAAAGATTTTGATGTTGAATTTACCAAGGATTCTGTGGTAGTAACTGTTTCAGATAAACTCTTCCCAGTACTCACTCTGAATAACCCATTCCAATCATTCCATGTAAAGGTGTAACTACTCCATGTAAGTTGTGAATTTCTCCAAGTATAATTCTCATCACAACCCACATTCTCTGTAAAAGTTTGTGAGAAGGCTGTCATTAGCTAATAACGAAATTATAAGTTATTCCAAAGGTATCTGTGTTTACTACATTAACAGCTGAAAAAACTCTTCTTCCTAAAAGTGTTCCAGCGGCAGCAGCATTTAAAGCTCCTACTTCAGTAATAGCCTTTGTTCCGGTAGCTGTCCAAGTGTAAGCTAATCGAGCTGTATCATTTGTGGTTGTTGTTGTTACTCTTGATACTGTCGCAGCAGCTCTAGCAAGACCTGAATCTGTTATTTCTGTTTGAAGAGTTGTATCCCCAGCGGCAGCGGCGTTTGTTCCTGTACCAACTGCTAGATAAGTAAAGGCAGCTTCTGCTCCATTACCATTTAGTCTTGAAGCTAATCCAGCTTTTCCTGCTGTTGTAATTAGATTTGTGATTTTTTGAACTACTTTTCCATTTAAAGTAATTTCAATTTCACCTCTTAGTTTGATTGAATCGTTCATTTATTTGAAATTTATTTTTTTACTTTTTACTCCTTTTTTCTCATTGATTTGAATACGATAATGAGATCGTAACGCATCCATAGTATCTTTTAATTCGCTCATTACAATCGTGTTAGTTTTATCCGGGTTTCTCATGAAAAATCTCTTAGCAACCATAAGTGGAATAACGTCATGCAGGTTAGTTTCAAACTGAGGTTCATCTGTATCTTCAACTAAATCAGTTTGTCTCATGTCATACCAGATATGAATACCATCTGTAATATCTCCGGTGGTGGTTTTAGGCGGATAAAGGAAGTACGAGTTGTGACCTATTTTAACAGAAGGACTTTGCTTGTTAAATAATTCAAGATCATCTTCATCAGTAGCACTTGTTTCAATTGAATTAACTGTGATAATTTCAGCTGGGCGATAAGTCGATCCATCATAACTAATCTCTATCCTTTTAGGCATAATTAAGTCAGATGGAAAGGCATACTCACCACCATACCCATTATTACCTTCTACAAGTCCTGAAGTAGAAATAAGATCTGTATAGGCGTGAGTTTCTAGGATATTACGATACCCTTGAACTTTTAGAATTTCCATTATAGCTTTTCTATAAGCTACATTGGCTTCACGTAAAATATCAGCATCTGAATAAGTAGATGTAGAAGTTTTAGTGAGAAATCTAGTTTCTGTAATTATGTCTAATACGTTCATTAGCGTTGAATTAATACTTTAGCTGTGTGTGTTCCGTCAGCTACTTCTGTAACTGTTACTTTAATTTCCTTGTAATTGTCGTGTTCTAAGTCAAGTGAAGCTAATGTTGATCCATCAGCTGCTGAGATTGCTACATTAGCGGCTTTAGCTTGGGTTTGGGCGTTTGTTGCAGCTGCGTTTGTGATTAACTTATTAAGAGCAACAAATGTTGTTCCATCTAATGAACCAGTTACTGTGAATGTAGAAGATCCACCTGCATTATCTGCTCTAGTAAATAGAAAGGTAACTTTTTTTGCTCCTTCTATATTAATAGCTCCTGATGTAGTTGTAGCTGTTACAGCGTCTAGTGCTGTGATAAGCGTTGGCTTTGTTTGCATATTTTTAATTTAATTTATTTTTCGTATCTATACTATGGTGATAGCTCCGTTAGAACCATCAAAGTCAATAGCAATACTACCTCCGTCAGCTAGAGTAACAGAAGAACCATTATCGAAATATCCGATTAACTTATCACCTGTTGAAGCGTCATCATAGATATAAATATATCTGAAAGGCCCGACTGCGCCTGTAGCAGAAATAGTAGCGTCAGCTAAAACTAATTTATAAGTTCCGCTTGTTTGAGCAGAGGAAGTAACTGTCAAAACCCTGCTTCCAAGATTTGTATAATCGACTTGTGTTAGGTCAGCCAACTCATCCCATGTTGAAGTATGAGCTGTGTTTGTTAATGCGACTGTTAAACCTGTGCCTCCTAGATTGATTGCTCCTTCGGCTAAGTTCTCTACGAAGCTATATACTTTGTTAAATGTTGCCATCTGTTTTTTTTATTTAATTATATTTAATTTCTATTTGCTCTGTGGGATTTAATCTTGCTGTTCCTGCCGAGCTATAAAGGAAAGCAATTCCGTCTGGGTTGGTTTCTATGGGTATGTCTGACGAGCCTCTGATTGTTATTGATGATGGTTGTTCTGCTATGGGTGGATTTACTGTGGCTAAGAATGTCGCTACATGGTCAATTAAATCTCCGTTAATGTAATATCCGTCAAAAGGCGCGCCATAATATCCGAATAGTCCTATATGCTCCACTGCTCCCTCTAGGTATTCTTGTGGTAGGTTTTCGATACTAGACATATAAGGTAATACTCCAATGTTATCAGTTGGACATCTGCCTAGGCTGTCAACAGTAGCTAGAGTTTCTACAGACGGAGGAGTCGAGCCTTCAATCGCTATATGATGAGTTGGCCAGTTAGGATAACTTCCTGTCCAACCACCGCTCTGAAATACTGGGTGACTATTGGCTAGAATAATAGCATTGTCTATTTTTTCGTTTATGTACTGGCAATATAAATTGACCTTTTCTGTTCCTCCATTATCTCCATAATTATCTATAAAAAATCCGTTTATAGTTGGGTAAAGTTCGATTATAGAGTCAATGTCTGAACGCATATTTTCAATCGTTCTACCTAACACTCCAGAAAAAATATACGCTACTACCTCACATCCGACTGCTTGCATGTCTAAGATTGCTTGTCTGATAATCCCTTGCTGTTCTGTTGTTCCGAAATCCATTGGAGTATTAGGGTATTCGTCAGGATTTACACCTCCGTAACCCATTAGACCGACATTAACCATAAAAGGAACATTCGGAAATTCACTTGCTTTCTCTATAATCGTATCTAGCCCAGTAGTTACAATTGTTCCCCCTGGGTTGAGTCCGTGATTGAGTTGATAGTAGGTTAGTAATATTTTTTTCATTAGATTGCTGATACATATAATTCGTCAAACACGATTCCGTTATCCGCTGGGCTTGTAGTGTCGCCAAATTGGCAATGTAATCCGATATGCAATATATTACTATTAAAAGTAACTCCATGACTACCTGAATAAATTTCTGTGTAATCAATTCCATCAGAACTCCTTGATATAGTAAGTGTCGTTGCTGTTAATAGGGCTTTATAATAATATATTCCTTGACTTGGATAGTCGTAAAAAGCAAATTCAGAGTTCCAAGTTCCATTAAATATTCTAGCGACATTAAATCCGTCATTATTGATATATTCCGTAAGAGCCATAGCAATTACATTTGCAGTGCTATTTGGTGAACCACCCCAAAGTCTTTCGGCTGTAACATCAGTGTCTGAAACAAACAAAGCATAGACTCCATTAGTGCCAGCACCTCTGTATGCGTAAGAATTTAGCTTCCATTTTATTTCCAACCCACTGCTAGGCATTGTGACATTATCCTTTATTTCAAATCCAAAGACAGCTTTTCCAGTTCCTCCCGTAACAGTTCCACAAACAAATTTACCAAAGTCACCATCTAAAAACATTTGAGGAGGCACTGTTGTTATTTCTCCTCCACCAGCAATTTCAGTGTCCATGTTGGCAAATGTGGTAATTTTAGTGCTATCTAATGCTCCATAGCCAGGAAAGGCATAAGAGAACGGAAGAGCCATAGTTTCTCCACCTCCACCTCCCTCATCTATTGTTAAAGTTGCGTCATTAAAAGTAGTGGTAAAGCTTCCTAAACTAGCAGAAAGCTCTAATAAATTAGTATCTACTGTAAGAGTTGCAGGGTTAAGCGTTACTGTGAACCCTCCAGTACCAGCGGTTAAGTTTTCTTGTCCAGGGTTGCTTACTGTAATATTAGCAGGATAAAAAGTCGCTGTTACGCTAGCAGTTTCTCCAGCAATAGTATAGTTTCCGTCAGTTATGTCTGTTCTAATGATTAGAAGCGGAAAACCTTCTCGATAATAAGTTGAATATATTTCGTCTGACTCTTCTTGGGAGTTTGCTACGAATATTTGTTGGAAATAAGAGGCGTGAGATTTTCTTAACCCTGTTCCGTCATTAATAAGCACCCAGTCTGTTGGGTCAGGAATTACTTCTTCTAGAGCTTCAATATCTATGGTCGTACCCGGATCTCCGTCTTCTCCTTTTTCTACTAATAGTTGCCAGTAAGTAGTATTTGTAGGCAAATTGCCTGTAGTATTTTGCATAGCTACATAGCTTGATCCTTCGTATAAAACAGCATCACCTAAAACATAAGCAGTAGAATTGTTATATGCTCGCTTATGATTTATTCCTCCAGTAAATTGTAAAACAACACTTGGATTTGTTCTAATTTGATATGGCTCGCTCATTGTTCGTTTCTAATAAGGATTATTTTAATAGATCCATAAGCTCCGAGTGTAGTTTCTTTTGCAGAAATTCGTAACTTAATATCAGCTAATTCAATTAAAAATCTTTTCTTTATCGTTACTCCGGCAGTGACAGCTTCTAATCTAAATATATGGTTTACGGATGTACTTTCTCCGGAAGCATTTTCGTCTACTAAAGCAGTTTTGGGGAAAAAATTAGCATCGTCAGCTCCGGCTTCAAACTGAACCAGTGCTACACTTGAATCAACTGCTGGTGTATATTGAACATACACTGTAGCTAAATTAAATCCTCCTGCATTGGAAATGTCAGTAGTATCATTAAAACTATCTGTAAGTGTTACTTCTGTGGTCGCAGTACCGAAAACAATTTTTGAAGGCTGATTTTTAAAATATGACATTTGGTTCTTTTAAGTTCTTTATAAAATTCTGGTTTATATTTATCCTGTTCAATATCTATCAAAAACGGATGCTTACTTAGTAGCTCCCCTGCTTCTTCTGGTGTAAATTCTTTATATGTATCTGGTGGAAATGATCCTTTAATCGTATTGACGAAAGATCCTCCCACTATTGGATTATATATTTTCATGATCTCTTCTTATTTTTAAATGTATCCGTTTGAGAATGACAGTTTGGACAAAGCAATATAACATTTTTTAAGTTATTATTATTACGATTTCCATCTATATGATGAACCTCTAATGTAATTTTTTGTCCATTCCAATAATCTAATTTACATTCTGAGCATCTATATCCATTATTGTCTATTAAATACATTCTTAATGTAATCAAATTTTTTCCATTCCATAGACCACTTTGAATTAACGCATGTGTTTTTTGTTTTCTTTTTATGGAGTTATTAGCCCATCCTAAATTTCTCTGTTCTTGTGTAAACATATTGTATAATTATGAGCCGAATGTAGGAATCGAACCTACGTCCTCACTTTACAAAAGTGTAGCTTTACCATTAAGCTAATAAGGCGGAAGGGGTTTCCCCCTAAGTACTAATCATTATCTGGGGCAACTACAGTAATAGTAGTAGCAGCATGATTATAAGCGAACCAACCTGTTGCAGACACTTGGATTAAGTGAATCAACGAGTTAGCAGCTACGTCTAATTGATTTGTTTGATCACTATCAACTGTGTTAATAGTATTGTTGCTAGAAGCTGGTGTTACCAATTCATATCCAGTAGCTCCAACATAAATGTCAATAGTTTGACCAATGCCAGCAGCTGTAATAGCTGGAAGAGTTACGAATTTAGTAGCACTGTCAGAAGTTACAGTTACAAATGTTGTTCCATCTGCAATTAAACCTGTTGTTAGTCCATCCGCTGTTGCGGTAGCTGTACCAATAACACTTCTTTTTGCATAAGTTACAGCACTATCAGCAATTTCAGCAGTTCCAATAGAACCGGCTGTAGTTGTGATTGGTGCAGTTACATTTCCAGATGCGTCAGCAACTTGTACGCCACCTACGTATAGAGGGCCTTTAAAGTGTGTTCCTGCCATGTTTTTTGAAGATTAACTATTTTCCTGCTAAGCAGTCTAATAATCTTCCATTATTTGTTAAGTGGAAGGGGGATTGCTCCCCCACCAATATTACGCTGTTCCTAGACTTCCAACGATTCCTTCATAACTCATAGCACCTACAACTTCGCGGAAGCGACCTTTGTATGTGTATACGTCATTTCGAGAAACATCGAAATTAACTAGATTTGTGTTTACTGATTCACGAACCCATCTTGTTACAGAGTGGTTGTTAGAAAGTAAGAACCATGCAGTGTCAGATCCACCGGCAGCAGCTCCAAGTCTATTAGATGTGTAAACCATAATACCATATTTATCTGAGTAAATATTTGGATCATTATCAGCTGTACCACTTCTAAGTTTAGCCTCAGTGATTTCTACTGCTGTTTTATACAATGCTGGTGGAACTAGCAATGTTGTGGCCAAGTGACCATCAATTTCACCATCCTGAGCTTTTTGCTCATACAACATTTGTATAGCTGTATTTAAAGATGTTTCTGAAAGAGCAGCTGTAATTTTGTTATCAACTGTATCTCCTGAAATTGTTGTGTGTGTATCGCTTACCAAAGTAGCACCATCAGATGTCAAGGCTGTTGTGAAGGCGTTTCGATAAATAGCGAAAGCGTTTTTGTCTCGGGTTGTCCTTGCTCGTAGAGCAAAGTTACGAACCATCATCTCGTATGAACCATGTTTATTGTCATCGAAAAATTCTTTTGGAATATCAATTGACTTAGCAAATTTCACTACTGAGAATGTTTTTGTGTTCGTAATTCTTGGTGTTCCTAATGGAAGATCTTGCTCTTCAGCAGTCAATTCCCATGCTCCAGAACCTCCAAAAAGTTCCATGATTACAGCAGAACTATCAGCAGTATCTTGTTTAAAGATAGCGTTGGTTTCAGCTGTAGCATGATTTGGGTGTTTGTCTCCATCCATTTCTTGATAAAATACATCATCAAGTGCAGTTTTTACTACATTAGGATTTAGAGAAGATGAAAAACTCATATTTTCTTGTTGTTAATTATTAAGCGATTGCTCCTGTTGTTGCAGCTGGTCTGATCATGAAGTAGATAACTCCTCTAGCATAATCACCTCCAACTATTTGGATTCCACTAGTAGCAGCGTTTCCTGCGTTTTCGTCTACTGTATAAGTAGAAGAACCAAAGTCGAATAGAACGCTATCTCCGCATAGTGCATCAAGTTTTGCTTGTGTGTCTATGTTTGAAGTTGTTGTAGCTTTACATTCATAAATTACTCCTGGAAGTGGTACATATACTGTTATTGATCCATCAGCAGTTGTTGTTTGTGTTGAATCACTTTTAGCGATACCAACTACTTGTGTTGTTGTTCCTATGACTGGCTCATTGTCAGCCAATGGAATTACATAAGGACTACCAGCAGCTTTAAGTTTAACTGGTTCACCAGCTAACATCATTGTAGTGTTAGCCTCTGTTTGCCATTTGACTACAGGTACTGTCGTGTAGGAGTCCTTGATTTTAATGTCATTTTTTGCCATTGTGTTTTAATTAATTTTTTACGTCTTTAGCTGTCAGACCCCTTCTTTTAAGAAGATACTTATCAGCTTCTGATAATTTAAGACCCGATCCTTTTTCACCCGGAAACACATGTTGTGACGGGTCGGAAACTTTTCCGGATTCTATATCCTTCCTTTGTTTCTCTTGAAATCTTGATTCAGCCTCGTTTTGCAACCAAGTAGATGAAGTAAATACTTCTTTCATACTCTTTCCAGTAGCAACACAAACCTCTTTGATTTCTTCCAGAACAAAAGCAGCTTTTGGATTCCTTGAGATTACAATATCCTCCTCATAAGTTGTAAGAAAGTCTGGCTTTGATGGCACGACCTCTTGAGGTTTAGATATTCCGGCATCCTTTAACTGTTGCCCAAGTTTTGAAATAGTTGAATCAGCTTCTTTCTTGCTTTTTTCAACATCATCCCAGCTCTTGAAACTTGTTCCTAATTTTTTGTTGTAAGTCTCTAAAGCCTTTGTTTCTACTTCTTGGATAGAAGGTGCTCCAGATCCTTCTCCATCGGGATTTAAGTCGTTATCCAACTGTTTCTCGTCATGGTTTAAATTCTCTGTCATTTAATTTTTTTTAGATTTATTATTACTGCATCTCTCGAGTTATGCAATAAGATAAATCTTATTTAAAGTTACTAAACTTTCTTTTAAACTCATCCATTATATCTCTTACCATCATTTCAACTAGAGATAATCTTCCTAATTCTTGTTCGGTAGCTACATCCACCCGGATTCCATTAGTATTCTTTTTCTTTAGAATACTTTGGACTGAGTGAGCCTCTATAATAGTATTAAATTCTTCCATTACAGCTACATAATAAATACTGTTCCCAAACCTTTTAAGAAGAGAATTGCGTCTTTCGATCTTTGCGTTTTTCTTTTCTAGTTCTATTTTTTCTTGTTCTTTTAAGTGTGGATTTGATTGTATTATTTTCATACGTTATTTCCCATTTGTTGAGCAGTTGATAAAGCTGGTCTTATTTGTGGTTGTGATCCTCCCATCTTTCCAGCGGCAGCAGCGTTAGCTTGAATCATTTCCATTTCATTCTGTCTTTCTTCGTCAGTTTTCTTATACCTTCTTCCGCTTAATTCTAGTAAGTCAAGAATTTCTTCTTCTAGCCTTGTCCTTGATCCAGTATAAAGAGGATTATTAAGCATCTGCAATAGGTTTTGAACTCTGATATTTTTATCAAAAGTTTCATTGGTAATGTAAAACTCAACTGAAACAGGAATATTTTTAACCATCCATTTCTTAATCTCAGCAAAACGATTACCTCCCATTTTTTGTCGTTCCATTCTAATGGCCTCGACTAACATATCCACTTCTTCATCTTTGACATACTCTCCTCGCATAATAGCGGCCGATATTCTCTCATAGGCTAGGTTTTCAATAAACAACTCTTCTAGCTCATTAAGATCTTCTACGCTTCCCATAATAGAAGTCCACCTTTGGCCTTCCATGTTTTTTTTGATTTTCCCATAAGCGAGATTGTTGCTCTTAGTTGCTCTGTAACACTCGGAGGGTTCATTCAGTTTTTGCCTTTCGTTGTTGATGATTATTGATGTGATGGTTAATTAATGTCACACGCTTGGCGAACGAAACGTTCGCAATCTTAATTCATAAATAATTGCGTTGACACTCCACAGTAACGCACAAAGCCACCCCGCTCCTGCATCATAGTTTCCACCAATAAAATGAGTTATGGTTAAATACAACGAACCTATCGAAGCTACAATAGCCAATGCCATAAAAACATCTCCTTTCATTAATTATTAAAGATTGCGAACTTGTCGCATACTTCGTATGCGAGCCAAGCGTGTGATACGCGGAGGCTTCGCCTCACGTCACACGCTCACTTCGTTCGCCAGCGTGTGACATTCGGTAACGGGTCGCAACGTTCGTTTGCAATGCAAAAAGCGCATTGCACTCACGCGCCCGTTACCTCCGCGTATTATTTGCACGCCGTGAAACGTTGCAACACTTCCAATCTACTGGCTTTGTCTTGTTCCCAGTGCTTCAATATTTCTCTCAATCTACTTGCACTGTTACCATAAGCCATTCCTTTGCCGTAATAGTATCCATTGTTAGGCTCATTTTCTTTTGTCAGTTTTTCATATTTTTTTTCTCTCTCTTCTAACTCTAAAACCAATTCTTGCAGTTCTGTTTCTAAATTCATTTGTCTTATCCTTTCTTGTTGTGTTGCATCGCACTACGTGCGAGGCGTGCGAATAATAGGGGGCGACAAGTCTCGTATTATTCGCTTCGCCGTTTCACGTCGGCGAATAACACTCGCTAAAAATATTCCTGCGTTCCGCAATGCAAAAGGCGCATTGCTCCACTCCGTAAATTTTTATCGCCCCCTATAACACGGTCGCTCGCAAAGCATCATGCAACAATCTCCCAGTTGTAACCACCATCTTCTAATTTGAAAACTTTTGCGTGTGAACCATCAGGTAACAATATCTCATCAATTCCACACGGGTCATATCCACATTTTTCTAACCACTCAAATTGTAATTGAAGCCACGACTTTCTTTGAACTTTTGGAACTTGTTCCTGCCCTACACAGAACGCAGTATTTCCATTCCTAAACAACATTAACGTTTGCTTTTCCATTTGTTCTCCTTATTAATAATTGTTGCATGATTCATCACAACTTCGTTGTGAGGCGACCGTGTTACTGCGAGGCAGCGAGCCGCTTGTAACACGACAACACGCTCGCTTTGCTCGCGCCGTGTTACAATCGTTAAAAATATCACGCTTTCCATAAGCGTAAAAAACACGCTTATTTCCTTGCGTGAATTTTTACCGCCTCGCGTAATGCGCTCACCTCATGCGACAGCATGAGTCAATTCACGGCGTTACTTATTAGGAGAAAAAATATATGTCATTAAAAGACGATGTCACTGATTTAGGTTTTGAGAGCTTAGAGGAATTTTCTAAACTCGTAGCATCTGTTAATTTATCAACGAGTGAGAAACAGATGGAGTTTAGGAAATGGCAGTTTCTTGATGGAACAAAAGAAGGCTTATTGAAACTGATTGAAGCTAATAAATGAAGAACGCCGTGAATGCTTTGCGAGTGAGCGCATTACGCGAGCGGGTAGCAGGCACGTGAGGAAAAACGCTTTTAGCAAGGGATTAATTATGAACAAATTTTTCAACAAAATAACATTGGGAGCAAGGACAAGTTTTTACGAACGCTTTGCCCTGCTACCCGATGTTATGCGCTGTTTGCGAAGCAGCGCAGAACGAGGGCGAAGCCCGCTCGCGTTATGCGCTTGCGTCGTTCCGAAAGGAACGACCTAATTGGTTGCCGTTCTTCCTCTCAAAGTTTTGATAGCCTGTGAATTTAGCGGGAGGGTCAGAGATGAATTTGAAAACTTGGGGCATGACGCCTGGAGTTGTGATTACTTACCAACAGAGAGTGAACAGACAAGAGCGTCGGGAAAACATTTGCAGTGTGATGTGCGTGA